CAGTAGCTCCGGTAGCACCTGTAGTACCTATATAACCTGTTGCGCCAGTTGCGCCAGTTGCGCCAGTATAACCCGTTGCTCCTGTAGTACCGGTTGCGCCAGTTGCGCCAGTTGCGCCAGTTGCACCAGTTGCGCCAGTTGCGCCAGTATAACCCGTTGCTCCTGTAGCACCTGTAGCACCTGTTGTTCCTTGTATACCGGTTGCTCCGGTAGCTCCGGTTGATCCAATAGTACCTGTAGCACCTGTAGCACCCGTTGCACCTGTTGTTCCTTGTATACCAGTAGCTCCGGTAGCTCCTGTAGTACCTATATAACCCGTTGCACCTGTAGCACCTGTAGCACCTGTTGTTCCTTGTATACCAGTAGCACCAGTCGCACCTGTTGATCCAATCGTACCAGTTGCACCAGTTGCACCTGTAGCACCCGTAGTACCTGTAGTACCTGTTGCTCCGGTAGCACCTGTCGCACCTGTCGCACCTGTAGTTCCTTGTATACCGGTAGCTCCGGTTGCTCCGGTTGATCCTATTGTGCCAGTTGCACCTGTTGCACCAGTTGTTCCTTGTATGCCGGTAGCTCCGGTTGCACCTGTTGATCCTATTGTGCCAGTTGCACCAGTTGCACCTGTCGCACCTGTAGTACCTATATAACCCGTTGCTCCGGTTGCACCTGTCGCACCTGTCGCACCTGTAGTTCCTTGTATACCGGTAGCACCGGTTGCTCCGGTTGATCCAATTGTTCCGGTTGCACCTGTAGCTCCTGTTGGTCCTGAAGCTGCCGGTAACCAACTTAAATTGCCTGCACCGTCAGTAGTCAATCCATATCCATTCGTTCCACCAGTAATATGTAAATTACTAACACTACCCAATGATACATTGGCTGTATTTGCAAAATTTACGATACCACTTGCATTACTTACAGTTAATCCAGTTAAGTTACCCATTGAGGTGACGTTTGGCTGTGCATTTGAAGAAGAAGTTAATACTCCATTGAATGACGCTAATCCATTGCCTACATTAGCAAAGTAATTAGAAAAAACTTGAGCGGGGTTAATATCAACTACTAATGTTTGACTAGATTGTGTAATTGTAGCATTACTATTACCGTTACTACCTCTACCAATACTCAATGAACTAGTAGAAACTTGAACACACGCTATGTTAGCAGAAACAATTACGTTGCCTGTAGGATAATTGACAGTTATGCCAGGACCTGCAGTTCTGTTAACAGAAGTTACTTCAGCATTTGCATTAGCACTAAAAAGTTGGTTAAAGTTATTTTGTACTTTATCAAATGCTGTTCTTATTGCATCAGCAGAAGGATCATCCGGGAATGTTCCAAAATCTATGTTGTTTTGACTCATATTAGTGTTGCCTATTTATAATGTATTTATCGTTAAGTAAGAAACAGTAACCCAAAAAAATACCCGACTATTGCCGGGTATTTTTAATTACAATTTTATTATAGACCGCTTAATTTCATATAGTCTTTTAACAAATCTGTTGACTCTTTCATTGGGCTACCTAATCCATCAGCACCCATGCGATTCCGTTGACCTGCAATGACTGGGATAGTTGTTTGACCAGTAGATTTTTGTTTATTCAATCCACCAGTGATAACTTTAGTCATAAAGTCAATGTCAGCTTCAAACGTATCATCTGCGCTGTTAGCATATGATTCATCTACTTTCTTGTCTTTCTTGTCTTTCTTGTCATCATACTCTATGTCTTTGGTAACTTTCTTACCGGCTTTTTCTGCCTTGTTGTCATCTTTGCCCTTATGACCTTCGTCATATTCAATATCTTTGGCAACTTTCTTACCTGCTTTTTCTGCTTTGGCATCTTTCTCACTAGTTGATTCTTCTGATAAGAATGCCAATTTCTTGTAAAGATTAGCGAAAGATTCTGCTACTGTTTCTTCCTTCATTTTACGGTCGCCGTATAATTCTTTATCAGTAATCTTATCAGCAGCAGCAACTGCATCTTTGCCAAACTTTTTTTCTACTCGTTTTTCAGTAGCATCTGCTTTGCGATGTGCATCATCATATCCCCATCCATCCATACCATGCGCTCTACGTTTACCTAAAGTTTTTACTGCTAGTTCTTGTGAAATTTCATCAAGTTGACCAGTTTCATCTTCAGCTTCATCTAATTTTTCTTCTTCTCGGCTGCGTCTTTCATGATCAGCTTTATCTGCTTTATCTTCGGCCGAATCTTCGTCACCATCTGGATCTTTGTAATAACCTTCTTCATCTAATGCGTCTGTGCCGGCTTCTTCACCGGTAGTATCTTCCATACCTTCGGTCGGGCTTGAATATATTTTACCTTCTTCTTCGTCTGCCCCTGCATCTGCTGTTGCTAATGCGCTATTAGCTGCTGCATTACCTGCAACATCAGCATTAGTGTTATCAGCACCGGAATCTGGAGCATTTGTTTCAGCAACTTCATAAGCCATTTGATCTTCTGATTCATCTTCACCCATAACTGATTGTTCATCAGACTCACATTGATGATTCTCTTCCATCATACCGCCACATGACTCACATGTTTCTTCTTCACCGTGCATATGACCTTCTTCACCAGAGCCTTCTTCATCTTCATAGTCGCCGCCACCTTGCATCTCTCCGTTACCAGATAATTTCTTCATCAATGCCATCATACCATCATGGTCATCAACTACATTGATACCACCATGTGCGCCTGCTGAGCCTTGTGGTGCGCCATAACCATTTTGTTCATCACCACCAAACAATCCCATACCTGCTGATTTGATGATAGATAACAATTGATCTGCTTCACCGTCTTGTGCTGATACACTTACTGAATCAGGTGATCCTTGTTGACCTTTACTGATTGAAACTGTCATACCTTCTGATACTTTTTTATCTTCAAGTATAGCATTTAATTGTTTATCTAATGCTTCAAAAGCAAATTCATCTAAATTTGAATCATATCTTGAGTTGTCAGTAAATGAACTTCCACCTACTTTAAACTTACCACCGTGTGGTGTTTTAGCAAGACCGGCAGTGAAAGCATTACCTTCATCATACATTGCTTCGCCCATGTCATCAGCACCATAACTAGCCATAGTAGCTACTTCGGGACCTTGTCCCATTTCACCAACGCTTGTACGACCTAATATTGGCATTTGACCATAGCACTCATCTAAGCCTTCTTTGAAGCCATCATGATAGCAACGTGCTTCTTCCATATCATCATTTGTGCAATTGTATGGCATTTTTCTTAGTGCATGACTTTTACCTTGAAGTCTCGCTGCTTGTAAATTATGTTCCATACCTTCTTTTACTTTCTTTTTAGCGAAAGGATTTACACCTTTCTTAGGTGCTGCACCTTTACTCTTATCGGCAGCAGCTTTTTTCATTGGCTCTTTCTTATTTCCGTCTTTGTCTAAATCTAAGAAGTCTGGCTTTGCACCCTCTGATAATTTCTTTTTACAATCAGCTACCATTTGTTTCAATTCCTTCTGATCGCAATCAGGATGCATTTTGCAAATTTCTGCCATAGACTTTCCATCTTGACACATTTTTTTAACATGTGACATTGGTGGGCATTTCTTTTTGTCAGTTTCTTCTTTCTTAGCAGAAGGGTTAACACCCTTCTTGCCTTCTAATACACCGCGATTATTACTGCTTAGTGGACTTGATTGAGCAAAGTGTTGTGGTGCTTCTGCTTCCTTCATACCTGTCCTTTCTTCTTGGTCATCCATTCTATATTCGTAATCACTTAGTGCTTCATTGTAGGCTCTTTTGAATGTTTCATCAAAATATGATGCGTCATCATTACCACTAGTACCATTAGTCATATCCATATAGTTTACATTGATACTATCACCGTCATTGTCTACCCTGGCACGAATTTCATGGTCTATGGTTTTATTCACAAATCTCATTTTTCTACCAGTTGGTGATCTGTAAATTTTATATCCGTGTTGTTTGGCAAAATCTATTGTCTTTTGTAGACCAGCCATTGCGTCATCGTTAACGCCTTCCGCCATACCTTGCTCTGGCAACACCCCTTTAGGACCATGTTTCCCGGCTTGAGCTTTTATTCCCAGTTTTGTCATTATCGACGATCTACTTCTCGCGGTCAGTGGGGCATCAAAATGCCAATGTTTTTCTAACGTATTACGACCAACGTCGCCTTTAGAAACTTTTACCGGCCGATCGGGATCAGTATCAAAATTTCTTTGAATTGTATCGTATGCATCTGGATTAGAGCGCCATTTTGCTGCTTCCGCCACACCTTGTGATTCATGCATCTTCATTTTCTTTAATTGTGAGCCTGCAATTTTTGTAGCAGCTTCTTTACCGTACTTGGGTGTCAATTTACGAACTAATGCATCAAACCCTGTAGTAGCATTGTTATGCTTACCAACATCTCCGCCTTCTCCCATTGGCTTAACTTGTGAACCTGCGCCTGCTGCTGGTGTAGCACCTGGAGCTGCGCCTGGCTTCTGCATTGACATTGTGCCATTCTTAGCTGCTTGTACTACTGCTGGATCTTGTGTAGTGATTGCCGGCATATTAGGGTTAGCCGGATCTTTAATCATAAAAGATGGCTTTGTTGCCATCTGCTGTTGCGCCTTTACTGCCGGTGTGGCTGGCATTGGCTGCACTGCTAAACCTGCTTCACTTAAAGCGCCGTCCATTTGATCAAAGTATTCTTTAAGACTATGCTTGACACTAGGCTTTCCTTTTGGGTTAGGTGCTTTACCCATTCCCATTGCTTTGCTTAGTGCTGAACTGTCATATGATTTAACTTCACCCGAAGAATCTGCGTTCTTTGGGGGACGACCTTTGCCACGCTTAACAGCAGGTGCATCATTCATTTTAGCTAAACTTGTACGACCAATTGGTTTACCATATTGATCAGTAACATCGTCTGTGCCATGTCTATTACCATATCCACCTGGACCTGCTTTGTGAACAGTTGAATCACCTTCGGTTAATTGGTCGAATGATTTTAATATATCTCTAATATCCATTTTGTTTTCCTTAACGGTTATATGCTGCGCCAGTCTTTGGCTTTGGTGGCATCTTTATAGTACTCATTGGGCTCTTATCACCCATCTTCTTATCATCTAAATATGGCTTGAACGGGTCAAACACATCTTTTGTTCTTGTTCCTGCATATGGAATATCAATCTTAGACTCTTTGGCTTGGTCTTTGATTGATTGTAAATATGAATCCCCGTACGCTTTGCTTGCTTCTTTAGCACCAGGCTGTTCGCCTAATTCTTCTTTATCAAGCAATGGGCTATTTTTCATTTCATTTTCATATCCAGCCATTTCGCTGTCAATGCTATCATCAAAATCAGTTGATATCATACGAACCATGTTAACATTGTAACCTAATAATTGAGCAAGTTGTTGTACCATTGGTTCTGTCGCTGGGTATCTAAACTCAACTTTAATCAATGTCACACTTTCGTTCTCTAAATTAGGAAAACCATATGGTGATTTCTGTATTGGAGTACTTTTTGGTTCGCCGATTTCCACTGGGTCAAACTTTTTTAGATTGTACTTAAACATATCTATAAAGTTTTTGTCAATGGTGCCGGCAATTTTGATAGTGTAGTTGTAAGTGTGTACACTTTCCATGATATATTGTTTAAGGCTTCGCATTTTTTATTCCTGTATATATTATTTATCTTTTTAAGTGGATTTTGCTGCCAACATCTTAAGCAACTCGTTTCTATCAAGTTCTCTTCCTTCTCCTATTGGAGTAGCTTCAATCTCTTTGTCCCTATTTGCTTCTTTTTGATCTAATTGTGCTTTTTTCAATTGCAAATCAATCATCTTTAGCTTCTTATTTAGTTTAGCAGTTTTTGCAGTAATAGCATGACCTAGCATAGTTCCAGCAACATTGAATATCTCACTAGCATATCTGCTATCCACTTGCATACCCAAATCCATTAAATCTTTATAGCTGTCTTGTGCTAATGTAGCAAGACTATCCATCTCATCATCTGCGGCTTCTAATCCACGTACTTGTGGCAATGCTTGTTCTATTTTTGATAGACTATCTAATGCCTCAGTAGTTATTTCCTGAGCGTTTTCTGGTGTTGGTTTTGCCAAGTTGTCTATATCATCTTGCGGTAACTCAAATAATTCTTCTAATTTTTTGTTCATAAAAGTATTTAGTTACTTTCGTGACCCATTTCTAAAAAGATCATCTTCTGTAATTACGCGAAAGGAAAAACCTTGCATTTTACAATATGCAGTGGCCGCTTGCCATTTAGCATGATTAACTGCTACCACTGCTCTGTCTCTTGCACTTGCGGTTCTACTTTCAATTAGACTTTGTTTCTTGGGTTTAATTTCTACAACTTCAGCAATTGCTTTGCCAAATTTGTTTTGGTAAACAACAAAGAAGTCTGGAATATACATATGCATCTTTCCGTCTAATGGACTACGATAAGGTACAGACATTGATTCACTAGCCCAATGAGTTACACTTTTGTGTGTATCACAGAAGGTCATAAACGTTAATTCCCAACCTGATCTGTATTTTGGCTTATGCTTACCTACGTATTTTTGTGGATTTCTGGGAGTGAAGGTACCTTGTGCATAATTAGCCATACTTATTGCACAATATTACGTGCTACCGGTTGATTTGATTTTGGTATGATGGCTATGCCATATAATGACGTTTTGCTTTTAAAACTATTAAGATAATAAGCAAGAATTTGATTCATTTCCATCTTCTTTGTACCTTTGATTTGATCTAATAACTCTAATACAGGTATCTGTGTTTCTTGTGCTATTCTAAATAACACCGCAGTGAAATTAGCTGCGATATTTTTAGTAGCACACACAGATACAAAATATGAATATACAATATCATATTCCACTGCATTAACCACTGCGTTAAATGCATAGAATGAATCAAAGATTCTAACAGTTTGATCTAAGTTTGTACGATTATCTATAATTTGAGGCATGTTTATTCTTTCTTACGGGACTTGTTTTCCGGCGTAAGGATTAGCACCAACTTGTTGTGGTGAGGATTGTGCCCCTGCTAATTTTGCGCCAGCAGTTCCGATAGCACTTTGAATAGCACCGAATACAGGAGTTGCTACAGTAACATTTCTATTTGGTGTTCCACCGACTGAATTAATTATACCATTAACAACTTCTGATTTTGCAATATTTAATATATTTGTATTTTTGAATGTGTTATATGTAGTACCGGCTGCTTGAATTGCACGTAAATAATTACCATCAGTAAAATCTTTAATGGCACCTCCTACTCCATCAACTAACCCACCTTGCCCTAATATATTTGAATTTGATCCGGGTCTTGCTATAGGGCTTAATGTTCTATCGTAGTTAGCTTCGTCACCAAATCCAGTGACAAGGTTGCCAGGACTTTTACCATCCATTGGACCTTCATTATAAACTACTGTTTCGTAATCCACTGTCATTTGATGTTCCATTGTTCCATTGCCCTGAGCATAGTCATATGTATCATGGCTGAAAGATGTTATTATGGGATTGATCAATGTGTAAGCTACAAAATTATGTTGGTTGAAACCAAACACTGTTATATTTTTAAAGAAAGGTATTTTTTGACCAGTTGGATCGCTAGTACCACCTTGATAGCCCCAACTCTCATTCCCTGTAATAGATGGTTGATATTGCGTTCTACTATTATATGTGGCATCGGTTGCACCTGCGACTCCGCCGCCGCCTGTTACTTGTCGCGTTGGATTAGCTCCTCTTGCTCCATTAAACACTACTTGCGGTTTTGTTCCATCAGCATAGTAGTAATTGTAATATCCCTGCCACATTCTTCTAATTGAATTTCCATTATCATCATGGAACGCAATAGTTATTGGATCGTATTTGATTTTTGTTTGAATAATACGTTTACGATTATATTGATTTAATGTAGTAGTCTCAAAGTTAAAGCTGGGTAGTTTTACTGTTTTAACTAATAGTCCGTAATTGGTTTCTGGCAACCCAGTTGGATTAAGTTGGAAGTAAACATGAAATAGAAACTTAAATTTAGGTGCATTTTGATATGCATTGGGTCTAAACGTCTTGCTAGCGTGGGTGTAATCACGAAGGAAATCGCTGCCGAAAAATGTTCCGGCAGCGTCTTTTAGTACGTTTTGAAAAAATCCAGACATGCTAGATTTATTTAGTTAAGATTCTTATTATAAAGAACCACCAATACCTGTAGCGATTGAACCCAATGTACGAGCAATAGTAGAACCAACACCTGAACCAATTGGTGATTGAATTGCGTTATCAAAACGTATTGTCAATGCAATGGTTACTACATCACTAGTAGCATAGTTCAATGTATTGTAGTTAGCAGTTTGTAAGAAGCAACCATAACATTCCCATGTTTCTAATACGATTGGCGCAGTTGTACCATTTCCACCGTCTAAGATTTCAATGTTTGTTTGAAACTTGTAGTCTTGACCAGATGCAGCACTAGCTTGTTCAACAAAGTCCATTTGTTTCTGTAATTGTTGACCAACTAATTTTGTCACACTGTTTGAAGCATCATCACGAATGTTGACAGATAATGTTTGCCAAGCATGTTTGCCTGCCAAATACATTGTTGAGTTGTAAATTGGTAATGTGATTTCAGTAAATTGAACGTTTGGTCTAGAACAATCAATAACTTGTTTTGTTAATTCAATTGTACTTGTGTTTGTTCCAAAATTCAAAAAGTTAACTCTGAATCTGAACTGTAGTTTTGGCATTAATAAGCCCTGATTGCCACCGGCATTATCAGATGCTACTGTCATGTTGAACAATGATTGTGAGGCTGTTGCCATTTTATATTTCTCCTATTAATCTTATTTATCTTAAATAAACTTATAACCCCCGAAGGGGTTATTTTAGTTTAATTTAATGATGATAACTCACCTGTGTTTAACACACGAACCGGGATGTAGATAAATTCAGCTGCCTTGACTGGTTCAAGTGCAACGTCTACCCAAAGTTCATTTCTATCAATTCTTGCTGGTGTGTTATTGCTTTCATCACATATAACAAGATAATCATAGATTCCACGTTTTGCCTTCAAATCAAGCATTAATGTTTGAACAACACCTTGAATTTGCTGTCTTGTCAATGCATCGTTAGGTTCAAATACAAACGGTCTTGCTGCTAATGTTAATTGTCTACGTACATAAGCAATTAGTCGTGCAACGTTAGTTCTATCTAATGCACTAGAACTATTGAAACTTGTCTTATTACCATAATTCAACAAACCAATACCAGTAAAGAATACCAATGGATTGATAAAGTTAATATACAACACATCACGAATACCAATGCGTGTCTTAATAGTTATAAATTCACCAGTTGCACTGTCAATATATCCAATGTTTGTAGCATTGTCAATATTACCTCTACGGGTACCTGCTGCTGCTAACCAAGGATAAGCGATTGTATCATTTCTGATAAATGTACGCAACATCATGTGACTTGGTGGAACTGCAACCAAGTTACCACTTAGATCACTTGTGATACCACTTGGATAGAACAAACCTAAGTATGTATTACGAGTTACACAACCTGCTTCACCTGTGCTTGTAGCACCTGCGGCGTTAGTTGCCCATGCTTGAATTGCTGTAGCGTCAGCTGGCAATCTCATTGGGGTATCACCTATGATATAACTTGTATCTCCGCGATCAGCATTCAATACAACCATGTTAGGTTGTAGTTCTGGATAACCAGGGGTGGCCATCAAGTTGAAGAAGTTATCTTCATCACGAATGTCATAGTTAGTGTCCATTGTTGAACGTAGTGATTGTACAACCATATTACGTTGTGCTTGGCGACCCATATATGGAGCACCGTTTGATTGCAACCCGCTTTCACTTAGCCATGTAGCTGTTTGCGTTGGCAAAGTTTGATCAGGAAAATTAACACTGGTAAAGTAATTTGCTTGATATGATTTAACATTGTAACCTGAACGGCGTGTGTTAAACAATAGCATACCTGTTGGGTATAATGCTGCATCAGGAGCATCTAGGTCTAAGTAATCACTAGACAATAAGCTAACGATACTTGGGATAGGATCATCAACTACATTTGTGTTATTGTTAGTTGCCCAACGTGCATCAGCAAATACCACACCCTTACTGCTTGTTTGATCGGCGTTGTCTAACAATACCCACATGTCTGTCAAGCTCACAGTATCATATTCCCAACGACTGATAATTGGATATATTTCCAAATCACTTGTATCAATCCACAAGTCACCGTATGCTAATGCAGTTGAACCATCACTTTGAGTTGTTGGTGCAGTTGCAGAAATTATAGGACCGTTTGGATCAGTTGCATTAGTGCCGGTTGGGGTTGGGAAACCAGTAGTATCGTAATTTATGTTGCGATAACCATTCCACTGTCCACCAGATTGAACCATAATATCAACTTGATCTATCACACTCCAGAACCAATTTGTACCATTAGATGGAGCTGCTACCGGAGCACCTTCATTTGCAGTAAACACTAATGGAACCCAGTTACTAACTTGAGTAGATAATAGTGTGACAGCCGTGCCACTGACTACAGTAAGTGCTGTAACAACCCCGCCACTCACTGAAACAACTTCTAATACTAAATTATTTGTAGTAGCTGCCCCGCCTAGTAATGCTCCACTAACAGTTATAGTATTACCTACTGCATATGATGTTCCACCGGCAGTTACGCCGGTCCCTGTTAGAGAATATATACCGTGACTTTGAATAGCTGCTTGTATAGTCAATCCTGATCCACTTCCACCAGTAGTAGCTATACCAGAAAAATTTGTAACGGAGCTTGATAATGCCCCACCGTATTGAACAAACGGAGTATCCTGCCCAACAAAGCCAGCTTGTGATAGTATAGTAGCAGAAAACCCTTGATTAGCTCCAGCTGTTAATATAAAATCATTCATTATAATTTCGCCACCTTCAGTATGTACTAATTGAACAGCACCGTCAGTAGTTACCAATGCAGTTGTATAAGAGATACCCGCAGCTAACCAAGCAGTTACAAATTGTGTCGGAGTGCAATCATCAGGAATAGTAACAGTATATTGACTTGACAATGCAGAACTATTTGGTATACTAGTTTGAACAAAAATACTTGCTGTTGACAAAGTATACGGTAACGCTATTGTAAAATCTGTCTCAGTGCCGGTTGCCACTGTTGGACCTGTTGCTGATCTTTTCCATAAATATATAGGATCTGTTTTGTTATTAAAAGGCGCGTCAGCATCATATTGTGCGTAGACAGTGCCTACTGGAATAGCTTTTCCACCGGTAGCGTCAATAGTTGCATCTGCTTCCTGGTTACTGGTAGCCAATGTTACAGATTTTGCGTTCCAAGCCCCAGTAACTGAATTATATTCAGAAACAACCGGGGTCAAGCCAAGACCTGCACTGCTAGCTTTAATCCATACTGAGCCAGTTGGATGTGGATATGTTTGACTACTTGACCATAACGGCATTTCTGCTGAAGTACCATATACAACTTGAGGTTGATAGTAATTTTGTGCAGTTAGACCTATATCAGCTAACACTGTTCCGGTACCAGAGATTCCAAGATATTGATTACCGGTGGTTGAGGGTTGAGTAGACAATATGACTAATTTACCTGATACTACGCTTGCAGTAACAAAGGAGTATCCCAATGTATTGATAACATTTGCAACACCTTGAACACTATTATTAGGGGATACAGGAACTGTAATTGTAGTAGACCACACCCCACTTAAATTAATAATTAAAGTGTCACCGGCAGTTAGTGTAGGGTTAGAATTTGTACCTTGAACAGTTGGCCATTCACTTTGCCAAGTAGTGCTTCCCAATACTGTCCAAGTATTAGCACTAGTTTTGTAATAATATTGTTGATATGTTTCATCAGCTTGAACAGTAGCATTAATTGCATAATCACCAATATTACCTAAACTATTAATAGGGGTACCGGAAGTTAAATATGCTGAATCTGTTATAACAATTGGAGTTACTGGTGTAAATTGTCCGGTTGTTGCATTAAACTGGAAGATACCCCATGTAGTGGTAGTAGTATCTAACCAATATGCACCATTTAATGGATCACCTGAAGGACGACCAACTGAACCTACTAGTGATGCTAAATCAATATCAGCACGTAATGTATATACCCGATTGGTAGTCCCTAATGCTGAATAAGCAGCTAATAGCCCGTACTCGTTTAATTCGTACCCTTGGATTGGTGTTCCTGCAGTTGTTGTATAGAAGAACGGTACACCATAGAAATCAGCTAAATCTTTTTGACTTGTGATTTGATATAATTTACCTGCATTTGCCGCAGTAGTGCCAGGTGCTACACCTGTGCCGGACGGATTTGCTTTATTCTGTGCTGTTGCGAAAACTACAAGCGGTACAGATGCGCCTGGTGCTGGTAAATATTGACTTTGGTCAATGATTGTGACTTCTACGCCTGGTGATGTTAATGCCATTTTATTTTTCCTTTAGTAAAATTTTGAGGTTTACAACCTAATTGCATACTATTATTTATGAATAAATGAAAAAAAGATGGGATTACCGTACCTTTGAAGGTTGGCAACAACTAAATATAGTATGTTAAATCAACGTCCAATCTGTAATACATGTAACAAGAATCACGCAGCAATAAACTATAAACGTGATGGTGTTACACATTACCGAAGCATATGCGACGAATGTGGTAGAAAGAAGCAGAAGCAAAAACCTCACAAAGCCAATTGGACTAAGAGTGGTTATAAGAAAAAAGCCACATGTGATTTATGTGGCTTTAAGAGTTTATTTGTTACACAAATAACAGTGTTTCATATTGACGGAAACTTAGAACATATAGAACATACTAATTTACGTAGTATATGTTTAAATTGTGTGGAAGTGGTTAAGAAAAAAGAAGTTACATGGCAGCGCGGAGACCTTCAGATTGCCTATTGAGTATCTCGTACATTTTATTATGTAACTCATCAATTGTGCCGTTGTTTTCAATAATATAATTGTACTTTAATCCTATACTACTATATTCACTAGCATGAATTTTCATATTATCTAATTTCATCTTGCTTAGTGCCCAAGATGAATTACCATTTGGTCCTCTATTATATGATATCGCAGAATCATACCAGTCGGGATTAGGGCCGCGCTGCACTCTAATTGCTACCCCTCCTGCATTTTTGATAGCAGCAACTTCATTAGAAAATCTACAGTCTGTAATTACAATATCTTCTTTGGAATTTAATAGCTTGTGTTCTACACTTGCTACCCAGATATCATTGTGAAAGTGATTACGACACACATCTGTCCCCCAATACTGTAGAATCCATCTTGGCGTAATTTCTATGCCTAAACGATTGCTCCACCATTCATCTTTTTTCTCACGCCATTTCCTACTAGCTTTTGTTGTACCTTCCAAGTATTCTCGGTCCCATCCAAAAACTGCTGCTACTGCATCTTTAAGACTAGACGCAAAACTAACTCGTTTGAAACCATGATGTGTAGTAAGATAATCTGCAATGGTGTCCTTGCCCGAACCTATCAATCCTGTGATGCCAATAATCATAAAAGAAAACTCCTGTAACAATACTTATTGTATTACAGGAGTGTGAAAAAGAAAACTGTTTAGGTTAACTATCCACTTCATTGTTTTTCAAAGTAACCAGTGCGTCTTTTGCTCCGGCTTTCTTTAATCCGGCATAACGATGATGACCATTTATGATATCATAGTTTCCGTCTGGACGAGGAGCCACAAATAAAGTACCAGCTTCATCATCCCATTCAGGTGTTCCTGCTCGTCTAGCAAATATATCAACTATGTCTGGATCCATTTGATTCCAGTCGTATGAATCTCGTGTAGGGACAAGTTTATCTAAACTGACTCTAAATGATTCAACGATAAATTCACTAGCTTTCATTAACCTTGTATCCATGTTAAGGGCTGGGAATAGTCAACGTATTTCTTCAAATCTTCAATGAGTGATTCCATTGCTGCTTTACCCTCTGCTTTCATAGCAGTACCATTTAATGTTGTGCCACCACCCGGTCCAGCAATAGTTCCGAATTTCTCTCGGGCTTCACCAATCATAATCTTTAGTTGTGATAAGATAAAGTCACCAATCCAAACACCAGCGCCCGGATCTTGTAATAATATTTCTTCTGTCTTCTGTACATCGGCCCATATCAATACACGCTCACCCGATCCTTTTGGATCACGTACTATACGCAATACTTTAGACACTGGGTTAAATGTATATGTTACATAACCACCAAACATCCTTGCTGCTAACTCAACATACCCTGCATAAAAGTCATATGTTGCCATACCACCTGCATAGTTATAGTTAAGCAAATAGGTATTTAAAATAGCACTACTGAACGGATCAAAACTACTACTAGATGGTCCAGTTTCTAGTCCAATCGTTCTACGAAAAATACTTCTGACATTGATAAACTCAGCAGGTAAAGTGTAAGTATCAACATTCTTTTCAATAGTCATTAGAATGTAAGATTCTTCAGTGGCAGCTTGTGCCCTTTGACGATAAACCTTAATAGCGTAATTGTACGCAGCTTCGTAATGTTGAGGATCCAATTCAATATCAATCATCCCGTCACCAAGACGATATCTAAGATTGGTAAACAGTCCTTCTTTTAATTCATCTAAAGTTAGACCTGAAGGGGTAGAAAGAGGACTGGCGGTTGGATATGTTGACATAAGTGTTACCTAATAATACTATTTATCAGGTAACACACTAGTCCTAGTATTACAAGTCGCCGTCTTTGCGGTGTTCTGAGTAATGTGCGTCAAACTTGCCACCTGGATAGCGTGACTCTAGTTTGCGTACATTTTCTGCAATCACTTCGTTAGGATCAAGATTCAATGCACGACATGCATTTACCCAGTACCACATAATGTCACCGAGTTCACGTTTCATATGGAAGACATTTTCTTCAGTCAATGCTTTTCCCTGAAAAATGATCTTCTTGGGCACTTCAATAAACTCACCGCTTTCTGCGGCAAGACCAAAACATGCTGTGATTAGTAACGGGATGTTAACATCAGGACCATGTTTCATCTCACCGTCAACTAATTCGTAATTAGCATCAAGCCGATCACATGTATCCATAAACGTAGTCAAGTCATTGCTTGCTTTGCTGGTTACAGCTTCTACGAAATCTTTGTATTTGTTTAAATCTATGTTCATTACCATGCTTTCAAAATTAGCATTGCCTCATTAAACCGACCATTCGGTGTAGTGGACACTGCTTTAATATCTGTAAAATACTTACGTGCTGCGGGCTTACTACCCATAACTTCTTTGATTTGCTCACCCGGCTTACGTAATGTTTTTACTTCACTCTTTGCCGAATCAAATCCTAGCAATGTGCTGCCTTTAACTGTAAAGGTCTTGCTGTAATCATCTGCAATGTAGTGATGCAGTTTACGCTTTGCCGTGTCATAGACCCACGCTTCACTTGCACCATGCAACTTTGTAGGATGAATGCTAATCAAGTCTAGCTTTGTAGCTACATCCTTGAACAACTTCAAGTATTTCAATTTAGAAACAATTTTCTCTACAGGTACTGCTTTCTTTTTGCGTGGAGCCTTACTTGCTTTCTTGATGCTGATATAGCTATTTAAATCACTGAGAACACCGTCAATGAATTTGAGGATATTACGAATCTGAATCTTACCCAAGAAACTATAACCTTCTTTAAGGTACTCGTCACCGTCAGAAAGTTTCTGAAATTCTTCTTGTTTGCGTTTCCAGATTTCAACAATGATTGGGATATGTTGTGGCATGACATTATATTTTGCAACAATATCAACTGTCTTGTCTGACGATTTGCCAGTAGTCACAAAATCGTCAATCATCCCTTCCATTTCACCTGCGGCATCTCGTGCTTTTTCTTTCAGAATTTCCTGAATATTGGGGCGGGCTACTGTTTCTTCTTCCTTAACAATACTAGTCTGACTAGTTTTTGTTTCAGTTTCAGTTAATGTCTTGACTAACCTCTGGATTTCATTTTGCAAGGTAAGTTCTTCATGCTCGGTCAATTCTAGGCCACGCATTGTCATACGTGCCACCCAGCATAATGTAACAATGAATTCGCTTTCATGTACTTTCCTAAGCATTTTAGCTTGATCGGTACGTTTGTTGTAATCTAGATATTGTGCCATCAATTCCCTAGCATCTTTTTTGCTATAGAATCGGGTGTACCACGTAAAACTGCGGGCAAGTGCCGAGAATCGTGATTCGGTATCAGGTTGAATTGGGAAGAAGGGTTCTTCACCCATATATTTTGTATCAGCATCCCGCGGGTTAAGTGCTTTTACAAAATGCTCATCTGTATGTTTGCGAGTAGCCATGTGTATTCCTAATGTTGTCTAATGTAGATTATAACAGTAATTGTAATTATTGTCAACCTTTAATCCAGATCAACACCCCACCGATTGAAACCGTAAAAAGTTTCGTAGGTTGCCCGCAGTGTCTCCCCTGGGAAGTAGGGATTCTTTACGATAGCGTAAGGACGATCACGCTCATCAAGGCCCATGCTGATCATAGGCAGGTCCCAGGACTTACCGTCGTTGTCATTATCACTGGAATTAAAAATGTAAACTTTCATCCTGCTCTCCTTTAATTAACTGTTTAAGTATGTGTTATATATCCAAAACCATTTAATGTCAAGCCACAGTAGAAAAATCTTCCGGAGCTTCTACCACTTCAACTACTTGAGATTTAAAACGCTCCAATGCATCATAATATTCAGCAGAGAAATTGGTGTTTTTACCAGCAACTTCCAGTTGATACTGATAGTTGCCCGTACGCCACAGAACTACCCGCTCACGGTTCTTGTTGTAACCATCTGCGATATACTGAATTTGATTCATTGCGTAGTCCTTTAATTAACTGTCTAAGTATGTATTATATACCCAAAACCATTTAATGTCAAGTTTCGGATATACTACTTTTAGTTTACCTTTTTGGTAACTGTCATATTGAAATGCACGTACCAATCATCGGAAGCATTACTAGTTCCATCCAATCTTCGGCTGTTTTCTACTAGAGTAGCACGACCTTCACTAACCATCTTGTTTGCTAATTTAAGCCACTTAGCACCCTCGACCGTGCGGCAACGACCACTAGCACCCATTACTTCCATTACATCAAAAGTAAAACTACGTATCATTTTATTGCTCCTTAAGCCCACGACCCACGCACTTCCTCAGCACCTGGTATTTTTTCACATTCACATACCCAGTCAGAGAATGATTCGTAGTATCCCACAAAATACTGCGGACGCATTGCGGTCTTGCAGAATGGACATACTGGCATTACTACGGGTTCTATTTGTTCGGACATAATGTTCTCCTTTAATCAATCTAAGTATGTATTATATACCCAAAACCATTTGTTGTCAAATTTAGGCTACTTTTGCATCCATCATTTCAGCAAGGATAAACTTGGCAACATTCATTTTTTTACGAACGTATTCAACTGAGCGAGGACCTGTGCCCATCGCCATCATTTCTTGACAATCAGACATAATGCCCATTACGACCATTTCTAGACCAGAATACTTAGCGGTAATACTTTCCATGTACTGTTCACGGATTTCTTGTTCACTCATACCGTAGCATTTAGTTTCAAATTCAGTCATTTCAACTCCTTTAATTAACTGTCTAAGTATGTATTATATACCCAAAACCATTTAATGTCAAGTTTTGGGTAATGCACCGTCATCTATATTTACGATAAATAAGTAATAAGGTAGATTAATTATGCCCCGGCTTTCACTTTGGCGCCCCAATAAAACGAACGATTACAACTTTTTTGATAGAACAATATCAGAACAGTTCACCGCAGGTTCCACGGATTTGTATGTACATAAGTACTTAGGCCCTACCAATCAAGGAGCTTCAATTGATTATACACAACCTGACTATGATGTATTGGCCCCAACTAATATACAAGACTTGCTATTCTTAGAGAACCGTGACAGAACATATGACCCAGATGTTTACCGTTTACGTGGCCATTATAATGTACAGAATTTAGACTTTGATTTAAGCCAGTTTGGATTATTCTTAAACAATGATATTATATTCATTACTGTTCATTACAATGACATGATTGATTTGATTGGTAGAAAATTGATGGTTGGTGATGTAATTGAGTTACCGCACTTGCTTGATTATAATCCATTGAAGGAAACAATACCGGTTGCATTGAAACGATTTATGCAGATTACCGATGCTAACTATGCAAGTGAGGGATTTAGCCCAACTTGGTTCCCTCATCTATGGCGTATTAAATGTGAACCACTGGTTGATAGTGAAGAATTTAGTCAGATATTAACTGCACCAATAGACCAAGATACTTACTTAGGTATTTGGGATACTACCAAACCGTATCCTGCAGGATATGTTATTACTTATGGTGACAAAAATTATAGGGCATTGATTGATGTTCCTGCAGGTATTATGCCACCTAATACTACATATTGGCAACTAGATACTGCGGACAATCTTAAAGATATTCTTGCTACTTATAATACTAACATTGCAATCAATGATGCTGCACTTCAAGAAGCTGCCCGTCTTGTTCCAAAATCAGGATACACTACCAACAATTTATATATTGTACCTACATACGGTGAATACTCAAGTAACGGTGTGTTATCCAGAGCAATTAATAATCCTGCTCCACCTGTCAATGTGAACACAAATGGCGGAGTACCTAATCCTGCATATACTGGTACGGTGATGATGGTCAGTAGTACTCAATATAAAAATTCTAGTCCAGTAATCAGAATACCCAAGGCAGCAATCAAAAGTATTTGGGATATGACCGCTGATATAGGATATGATAAATTAGATGTGTTCAATACTACTCATTTAGAAACATTCACCCTAGCACCAGATAGAACAGATACAAATTCAGGTAGAGTTAGTGGTGAAATAATACTAACTGTTACTAGTGGTGGACCAATTACAGGACCATATGGTACTGCGGATAATACATATGCTACCGCCGATGCTGACCCCGAACTTCCAGGATTTACTGGAACAATTAGTCAACAAATGGATTGGAGAGCAGATTGTGATCCTGCATTCCAGTTTATAGCACGTAGTAGTCCTCGTAGCTTTGGTTATAGTGCTGGTTATATGACTGGTGACGGGACTGCTCCTAATGGATTCCCGACGGAAATACTAGGGCTAGGTTCTGTTTCTGGTGCCGGTATCAGTTTCCCAGTAAATCCTCAAGTGGGTGATTATTTCTTACGAATTGATTACTTCCCTCAACTATTATATCGTTGGGACGGTAGAGTATGGATTAGAGTATCATCCAATGTTAGGACAGACACTGGATTCACATATCAAGATCAATCATTGTTATCAGGCTTTATTAATGATACAGCACAGACAGAACTTACTAACGGTACATTTATTCCGCAGCGTCAAGCATTGTCTACTGCTCTAGCATTGACTCCGGATCCGATCCCCCCGCAACCTTAAGGTATTTACATGGCAGCTTTTTTCTATGATTCGCAAATACGCAGATTTTTAATTCAGTTTGGAAAGATATTTAGTAACTGGGAAGTTACTAAAGGAAAAGACCCTGCAGGTAATGATATTATTATACGTGTACCAATCATGTATGGTGATAGCAGTAGACAAGCAGCAACCATTATTGCTAATAATAGCGCAAGTAACTTGCCTAGCGCACCTTTAATTACATATTACATAAGCGGTTTAGAGTACAATCAAAAATGGACTCAGGATCCTACCTTTGTAGACAAGATTAATGTTCGGCAACGATCATATAATCAAGAAACACAACAATACGAAACTGTACAAGGACAGGCATTCACTGTTGAAAGATTAATGCCAGTTCCATACACATTAAGAATCACTGTTGATTTTTGGACAACCAACTACAATCAAAAATTACAATTGATTGAACAACTAGGAACATTATTCAATCCTGCATTAGAGATTCAAAGTACTGATAACTTTTTAGACTGGACTAGTCTTAGCGCAGTGTTTCAAGATGGACTAACATTCAGCAGCCGTAGTATTCCAGTTGGTACAGGCAATCCTATTGATGTCATGAGTTGGAAATTCTATATGCCAATATGGATCACCACCGCAAGTAAAGTCAAGAAGATGGGTGTTGTTGAGAAAATTATAGCAAGCATTTTTGCAGGCAATGCACTACAAGATATGCAGAACGATGACATGTTATTGGGGACCAGACAAAAGATTACACCATATGGATACAAGCTATTATTAATAGGAAATACTTTACAGATATTACCAGAGGCTATAGCATTTGATCCATCTAATATTAATCTAAATTTACCGGTTAATCCTGATACAGATATATATTGGTCTAGCGTATTGAATGCATACGGGGCAGTTAAACCGGGCATTAGTCAAATTTGGCTACAAAATCCATATATGACTACTGACATTGTAGGCACTATTGTACCCAATCCAAATGATGATAGGTTGTTGATTTACAACATTGACCCTGATACATTACCGCAAAATACATTAAGTCCAGTTGATGGCGTTGTAAACCCTCAAATGACCGGTCCTAACGCAGGATTGCCTGGACCAATCAACGGTCGTAGATATTTGTTAACTGATAATATTGGCGCGCCCGGTGATAGTACAGTAGCATGGGGCAATGTAGTCGCTTTTGCCAATGACATTATTCAATATAATGCAAGTACAGGTGAATGGGGTGTAAGTTTTGATAGTACTGCAACTCCAACAACACTAGAATATGTAACCAACTTAACAACTAATGTTCAATATCGTTTTGTAGATGATATTTGGATGAAAAGTTACGACGGTTTCTATGCCGCAGGGGATTATTCTATCGTCATCTAATACTGTGATAAATCATAGTATGAGCAATACATCGGCAGGAGTTTTCTTTTATAGCAATAAAACAAATCGCTACTTATATCTATTAAGAACAGACAGAAAAAACCCAGTTTCTTGGGGAATCCCCGGAGGCAAAATAGAAGATTATGAAACTCTCTTTGAAGGTGTTGCAAGAGAATGCCAAGAGGAATTAGGTATGTTTCCAATTAATGCAAAATTAATACCTATTCAAAAATTCATCAATCATTCTTTCACATATCATACATTTTTCTGTGAAGTAGCCGATGAGTTTGTACCAAATCTAAATGAAGAACATTGCGGTTATGCATGGGTAGGTGATAATCAATATCCCAAACCATTACATCCGGGATTGTTTAGTACAGTAAATTTTGATGTTGTTCAATCTAAATTAAAGACACTTACAAAAAAAGAGACCTAAGTCTCTTTTTTTATTTTAGTATTGCTGACACTGTGGGGAAGCCTAACGAGCCGATTATTATACCGGCTCCCATCATCATCCACCGCCATTTTTCTAATACTGAAATTTTACTAGCCAATTCACTGTGTTCTTTAACATCTTGCTCACGCATAGATTTTAACATTCGTCTAGTTTCGTCTGCATTAGATTCAATCGCATCATGAAGTGATTTCAGATCCACTTTAAGTTCCCCAATTTTTTCTTCAAGGGTCTTAACTTGGATCTGAAGTACTGCAATTTCAGTTTCTGGTTGCATTTTAGCTACCTTACTTGTTGCAGTTGCCATGATTAAGCACTTGCAATAACAACGATTGGGTTAGGTTGACCGTTAGCGGCATTAGCAGCGAATGCTGTGTTGAATGTCGCAATTACATCAGGATTTACAGTACTTACTACCGCAGTACCTGTGCCAGTTCCTGTACCAGTAGCAACAAAGGTAACACCTGTCATACTAGATGCAGCACCTACTGCTGCCCAATTTGTGGTACCAGTTGAGTAAATTGTGTATACAGTTCCAGCTGATAATGAACCTGCTGCCACTTGTGCAGGGAACACTTCAGAGTTGTAATCGTTTATACTTGATACAAATGCCGTTGCAGAAGCTACATCAGTAGACAATATATTCATTGTGTTTGGTGTCAATGCTGTATTTGCTACGTTAGCAGTAAAGCATACTCCTGTTAAACCTGTTGTGCCACCTGTTACTAGATATTTTGTTTTACCTTTTTGACGAACAATGAAACCTGCTTCGTCATTTGCGTAAACGAATGCGGCACCTGTTGATGCAACGGCTGCGTTTGCAACCAGTTCAACAACGTCTTGCTGTGCATCAGGAGTACCAGTAGCACTTGACAAATCAACCTCAGCACCACCTAATGTTGATGAAACAGTAAATGCAGTTGCGTTAGCAATTGCTTTAACAAAATAAACTTCACCAGATACTAGACCACCCAAGTTAGCAGTAAATCTTACTGTACCATTAGCAAACAATGTCTGAGCATTACCGGTAGTACGAATGATGTTACCGGTGTTGTTTGTGTTAGCAACAGCAATTGCTGTCAAGCCACCGACGGTGTTAGCAAAACCTATCGTAGTGTAATCTGTACTACCGTTGATGTTTGCACTTGCAACTTGAATAGCAGAACCTACACTTAGTGTGTTTGCTAAATCAGTACCGATACCAGTTACGTATGCAGTGTCTGTAGCAGAGTATAATGTACCTGTACCATTAACACCAATAGCAACTTGTGCTAATACTTGGTTACCAATAATTGCGGTATTACCACCAACTACACCATATGTGTTAGCGTTAGTTGTTGGGAATCCTACTCCACCAAGTGGGTTGTTAAAGTATGCATCAACGACATTAAAAGATGCTTTAACCGTGCCTCCTGATGAATTAGTTAATGTAGCCATCACACGAGGTTGAACACTTAATTGTGTAGTTGAAACGCTGAATGTAGTGTTTGATAAAATAGTATCAACATAATATATTGTGTTGGCTACTAAACCACTAATGTTTGATGCAGGTACAAATGACATACCGTTAGCTACACCTACTGTAGGGGATGTAGTTAAATTTCCACCTGATACTGTAACGATACTGCCGGTTGCGGCTGTATCAGTGATTGTTAAGACTGCTTGAGCCTTTGCGATTTTTAGAGGGCGTCCCATTTGATTTCTCCTAATATGGGTTGCGGGTTCTAGCCGCCGTTAATGAGTTATCATTACGAAGCACCGTATTGTGCTATGTAAATATATTTATCTTACAGGGCTAAAAATCAATAGTTGGGAACGCCAGATGGGTTATTTCCAACTGGGTTAACACCTGATGTACCAGTGTTTGGATGCGGCATACCCAATTCTGTGATAGAGAATATACTATTGGCACCTGCCAATGACAAGTAAGAAACAATGTTGCCTTGACCTACAATGATACTATTTTCTACTGTGTTTGCAG